TGCTACAGCTATTGAGATAGACCAACGATGGATTATAGATTTAGCTGCGGACAGACAAAAAGAAATTTGTCAGTCACAAAGCTTAAATATTTTTGTACCATCTGATGTTAACATTAAAGATTTACACTTGTTACATCTATCAGCATGGAGAAAAGGAATTAAGACTCTTTACTATTGTCGTTCAGAAGCAATCAAAAGAGCAGAAATAATATCAACTAAAATAGAAAGAATAGTAAGACCAGACAGTGACTCTGATTGTCTTGCTTGTGAATAATTATGGCTAGAAAATTTACAGGGTTCGTTGCCCGTGAAAAACCTAAAAAAAGAATAAGGATTCACACTAAAAATCCTAACAAGAAAAAGAAATTACAACATAATAAAAAATATAACCGACAAGGAAGACCACAATGACATACGAAAGTTTATTTGATGACATACACAAACCCCGCAAAAAAAAAAGAAAAAAATTTAAGCGTCCAAAAACATTGGGCCTACTCTGGCATGTGTATCATACAGTGTTAGCAGTAGAGTTAGGATTAATAGTAATAATAGAATTTATAGAATTGATGAGGGGAATATGAGTTTATTTAAAGCAAGAACACACTACAAACCATTTGATTATCCGTGGGCTTTTGAAGCTTACGACACACAACAAAAAATGCATTGGCTACCAAGTGAAGTTCCCTTGTCTGAAGATGTAAGAGATTGGAATGAAAGATTAAACAATAGAGAGAAAAATCTTATTACACAAATTTTAAAATTCTTTACTCAAGGTGATGTAGATATAGCACAAGCTTATCTTGATAAATACATTCCCAAATTTAAAGCACCGGAAATTAGAATGATGTTGTCTGCTATTGCAACTAGTGAAGCTAACCACGTACATTCTTATTCATTACTTAATGATACTATTGGTTTACCAGACAGTGAATACCAAGCTTTTCAAGAATATAAAGCAATGGCTAATAAACATACTTATTTATTTAAAGATAAAGGTGAAGGTATTGAAGGCATAGCTAGAGAGTTAGCTGTATTTTCTGCATTTGGTGAGGGCCTACAACTGTTTGCGTCTTTTATTATGCTACTTAATTTTCAAAGATTTGGAAAAATGAAAGGTATGTGTCAGATAGTTACCTGGTCTATTAGGGATGAAAGTCATCATGTAGAAAATATGATTAAAGTATTTCACACATTAATAGATGAAAATAAAAATATCTGGAATGATGATTTCAAAAAAACTTTGTATCAAACTTGTAGAGACATGGTGGAACTAGAAGATAAGTTTATAGACTTAGCTTTTAATCTAGGAGAAGTACAAGGTCTTAAATCTGAAGATGTTAAATTATATATTAGACACATTGCTGATAGAAGACTGCTTCAACTAGGTTTAAAACCTAATTATAATCAAAAAACTAACCCGTTACCTTGGCTAGATTGGGTATTAAATGGTGTAGAACATACTAATTTCTTTGAAAACAGAGCGACTGAGTATGCAAAAGGTAACTTAACAGGAGACTTGTGGGCATAATTAGGCCCCATATTAGAAGGAAAACATTATGGATGACTTAAATGACATCCAATTACCTTACACCGTGGATGAACTTATAAAACTTTTAGATAAATTTTATCCAGAAAAAGCACCTGAATTGAAAGACAATGAGAAAACTGTCTGGTTCAAAGCGGGTCAAAGAAGTGTAGTTAATTGGTTAATAGACTTAAAAAAACGAAGCGAAGATAATTTATTAGGAGAGAAATAATTATGTGTATGGGAAAAGCTTTAGCTAAACCACAAATAATTAAAAGAGAAGACCCTTCGATAAAATTCGTTGATGGTAACGTAATGGACTCAAAAGCTTCACCACCAGAAATAGACGACACACCTGTTATTAAAGAAAAGAAAAAAGTTAAGAACAACGTGACTAGTCAATCTTCTGATTTAAATATTAATACAACAACATATTAAAAAAAGGAAATAACTATGTGTATGGGAAAACCTGCTCAACCAGCAGTTCAAGAGGTAGTACAACCAGTTAGAAATTCAATATCATCAGGCGATGAACAAACACCTACTATTGAATTAGCTTCTGAAGACGCTTTAGAGATTGCTAAGAAAAAGAAATCTAAAAAAGGCACAGCTTCAATGCAAACTGATTTAAATATCACAGGTACAAATTCTAACGTTAACGTTTAATGGATATTAAAGATACAGCAGAAAATCGTTATGAATCTTTAAATCAAATTAAAGAGCATTATCTCGATAGAGGACGTGAATGCTCTGAGTTAACTATCCCCACACTAATTCCTGAACAACATCAAACACAATCAAGTGACTTTTATAGTCCTTTCCAATCTGTAGGTAGTAGAGGTGTCAACAACCTTGCTTCAAAATTACTACTATTATTACTTCCCCCAAATCAACCATTCTTTAGATTAGCGATACAAGGCAAAGCTAAAGAACAAATAGAACAACAACCAGAATTAAAAACATCAGTTGAAAAAGCTTTATCTAAAATTGAACGTGAAGTAATGGGTAAAATTGAGTCTCTGGCTCTACGTGTCCCAACATTTGAATTAATTAAACATTTAATTGTAGGTGGTAATGCACTGGCCCATATTCCAAAACAAGGCAACATGAGAGTATATGGTTTAAATCAATATGTTTGTAAAAGAGACGGTGAAGGAAATCTATTAGAAATAGTTGTAAAAGAAAGTGTTTCAGTTTTATCTTTAGATGAAGAAGTTAGAGAACAAGTTCTTTCTCTTATGTCAAAAGAAGATGTTAAGTCACAAACAAATTGTGATTTATACACACATGTTTACAAACTAGACAATGGTAAATATTATGTTTGCCAAGAGACTAAAGGAATTAAAATACCTTCATCTGTTGGTACATACAATCAAGATAAACTACCATGGTTAGCTTTAAGAATGATTAGAGTTGACGGTGAGGACTATGGCCGTAGTTACGTTGAAGAGTACATTGGAGATTTAAAATCTTTAGAAGGATTATCACAATCTTTAGTCGAGTCTTCTGCTGCAAGTGCCAAAATGATTTTCATGGTAAGACCAAACTCAACTACAAAGAAAAGAGATATAGCTGTAGCACGTAATGGTGACATTATATCTGGTAGTGCAGATGATGTTGCAGTCTTACAAGCAAACAAATTTTATGATTTACAAACTGTAGAAAAAGCAATCGCAAGATTAGAAGAAAGATTAGCTTATGCATTTTTATTAAACACAGCCATACAAAGACAGGCTGAACGTGTAACTGCTCAAGAGATTAGATACATGGCAAACGAATTAGAAACTGCAATGGGTGGTATATATTCTTTACTATCTCAAGAATTACAATTACCTCTAGTGCAATTACTAATGGATAGAATGGGAAGTCAAAATGAAATTCCTAAACTACCCAAGGGTTCAGTAAGGCCCACAATTATCACAGGTGTTGAGGCACTAGGACGTGGTAATGACTTACAAAAATTAAGAGAGTTTGTAGCAGAGATAGGTCAACTTGCACAAATCAATCCACAAGTCGTGCAACTTTTAAATCCACAAGATTTAATTACAAGGTTAGCAACTGGACTTGGTATTGACACTGAGGGATTATTAAAATCTCCAGAACAATTACAAGCTGAACAAGAAGCTGCAATGCAACAACAACAAATGCAACAAATACAGGACACCGCTCAAGACGTGGCTCCTAAAGTTGCAGACAACATGACAAAACCGCAAGGATAATAAATGGTAGAAAAAGTAGAAATACAAACACCAGAGACTACACCAGAACAACCATCGGAAGACAAAACTTTTGAAAATGAAAGTAGACCTGAATGGTTACCTGAAAAGTTTAAATCTCCAGAAGATATGGCAAAAGCCTATGGTGAATTAGAAGGTAAATTAGGACAGTCTGAAGAGAATACTAATAAAGACTCCGAACCTACAAAAAAAGAAGAAGGCAATTTATCAATAGATAAAGCAGAAGAAGCTGTAGAAAATGCAGGTTTGAATATGTCTTCTTTACAAGAAGAGTACAATGACGGTGGCCAACTAAAAGATAGTTCGTATGAAGCTTTGCAAAAAGCAGGAATACCGAAAGATTATGTTGACGCTTTTATTAAAGGACAAGAAGCAATCGCAACACAAACTTCTAACACTTTAAAACAAGAAGTAGGAGGAACAGACGCATACAACAGTATGATGGGTTGGGCCTCTGATAATTTAAACGAAGCTGAAATAAATTCTTTTAACAAAACTGTTAATGGAAAAGACATTGAAGCTACACGTTTAGCAATACAAGGTTTGAATGCACGTTACAAAAATAATGTAGGGGATGACCCGTCATTACAAAGTGCAAATAAATCTAGTTCAACAAATGCTCCAGGCTATAGGTCTTGGGCCGAAGTTACTACTGCAATGAACGATGAACGTTACGGAACCGATGAAGCATATAGAGCTGACGTACAAAACAAACTAAATAACAGTAGATTATAACATAACAAATCATAGTTGTGTTA